CTGTCTTATCAGGAGTGCTGTGCGAAAATGACGGGAAGTGGTAAAGCGCGTAGTTTAGATTACTACCTGCTCTAGACGCTACCATGTTAACAGAGCGGGCTCCCATGTAGGCTAACCTGGTGTCAGTAATCCTGTGCGATTCTCCTACCTTCATCACGTTGTTCCCTCTTCTTGAAAGAATCGGAACTGCCTTCCTTGTAAGCTTAGAACGTAAAGTCGTTATGGCATGAGGCGGCAGATTGTTATTCCACCAGCTATGTCCCCATTCTAAATATCCTGCACCTATCTTATTTCTTTTATAACCAAGAGCAGCGATAGACAAGTCAGTAAGGAAACTGAGCTCTCCCTTGCCATAATGCGGAGCACCTCCGTTTGTGGCGTGAGGATATGGCTTGTATGGTAACATTTCACGATATTCTGCTACTCCCATCTTATCGAGCACGGCAATGGCAAGATCAGCTGCATGATTCGCGGCTGCTTCCATTCCTATCCCCTCAGTGATATAGCCTTTAGCAGGTACATGCCAATGAGGTTTATGATCTATCTGATACCCATATTTCTCAAAATCCTCGATCTCTCCCTCAGGCAAACCATGATTGGAGTTGAGAATACCGCGTACTACGTCAGCGTAATATGCGAGGTCCTCGTCTGATCTGATCCACATTGAATGAGAGGGTTTGACCTTGAACCGCATTCTCTTAGAAGCGTCAAGGTCAGAAGAGTCAAACCGTGATAGTGCTCCAAGAACAAGCTTGTGATCTGTAATGAGCACTTCATTTGCTTTGAACCCGTCAGCTTTCGCGAGGGAGAGGTCGGCATAGATAGGTTTACCAGGAATGTCACCAGCGATGGTAGGAGTGGCGACCTTATCATTGATTCCGCCTTGCACTCTCATGTTTGGATTTAACCCTGATGTAATCATCTATCCCTGAACCTCTCTTAGCTCGATGTTACCACCATTGGCTAATGTAGCAGTTTCAAAGCCTAACTTCTCTTCTTCATTAGTACATTTCCATTGGGCTAAAGGTAACACTTTGGTCCATGTATTCATGTTCGTACGAAGAATTGGAGTTTTAGGTCCCCAGTACGGCACAGATATGTCAGTGACGTGTTTGGGATCCTGCTGTTGCTTCCACGTTATCCAGGCAGGATTCGCGTCAGTTTTCAGAGTTACCTCACCTGACAACGGAATGTCAAACAGATGTGATAAATCTTGTCCAC